CTTTGCGGGCTCTGCGGCGTTCCAATAATGATAAAGTAGGGATATCTTCGCCAGTTTTATCAACTACGATTTCATGTACATGTAAATCAGGCAATTTATAGCCATCATCTTCATACCCCAGGGATGCCGGGTTATCTAGCACGACTGCCCATGACGCCATCCATTCCCAAAAGGTATTTTCTGCATGACCTTTTAATCGCCATTTAGCGGTATCACTACCATCGTGCGTGAAATACATAGATAACATCTCATTACGGCTCATAATGCCGAGGAACTCTGCATGATTGCCAAGCTCCATATAGTCATTCGGTGCAGGTGTTGCCGTACATGCCAGGCGATATGGTGTATTACTGAATCGATTTATTAAATCCGTACGTACTTTACCAGTAAATGACTTTAGGATACTCGATTCATCAAGCACGACACCTATCAGATTATCGGTATTAAATCGTCCCAATTTCTCATAATTCGTAATATTAACGCCTGGCACAATATCATCATCAGATTCGCATATAGTCACAGGAATATCGAAACATTCACCCTCGGACTGTGTTTGAGCGGCCACAGCTAGTGGTGCTAATATGAGTACTGATCCACCTGTATGCAGATAAATCTCATATGCCCAGGATAGCTGCATTAAAGTTTTACCTAATCCACAATCCGCGAATATAGCAGCTTTACCTTTTGCCAAGGCCCACTTAACGATATCTCGTTGAAAGTCAAATAGGTGTTTGTTTAGCATACCTGTATTAATATCAAATCCGTGAGATTCCGACATTTTAGATTTAGCGGATATGAATTCTTCATATTGTTGCAAATACGTCCTCCTTTAGATATAATCAACGTAGAATACTATTTTTCTAATTTGAGCTTGTTGATGTTGCCGCATCATCAGGCTCATTTTTCATGCCCAAATCCTCGCATTCATCAGGAATGCAATAATCTCGCTTTGGACAGGTACTACAATTTCGCAATTTAATCACCACCTTTCCTTCTATCTAATCAATTAATATCTTCCCCTCTTCATCCACGTATCCATACTTAAGCAAAGCACTAAATACAGGCTCAGCGTGGCTACTACAATCCCATTTATGGGCATTACTACAAAACTCAAGAGCAGCTTTAACTTGTTCTTTGGATAACTTTTTTGCATTTTTTGTAGCGTTTTCTATATCAAACAGATGGCTTCTTTCGCCACGTTTGAATATTGCTATTATGTTCATTTCATAACTCCTTTCAGTTGTAATATGGGTTTTTACAATAATCGCCGTGAGTTCTTACTCGTTGGATATAATCGACATCTTCACGTTCCTCGGCATCCATCTCGGCTTTATCTTTGTAAAAACCATACAATGATATAGCGAAGCCGATGAATGATTGTAGTAAAAACTGTTCCCATCCGATATGGTCAACTTCTAAGGCTCCCATAGAACCTACGACCAAAAATGCTCCAATTAACATATAGCCCATTATTCCTCGTCCTCCTCAATCCGTTCAGCCGTAATGCCATCTGTAGTCACGATAATACGGATTTCCGATTCATCATAATCACACATAAAATCCTGCAACTCATATGCTGCATCCATAATATTGCTATTGATGTGATTTAAAATACGATCTGATTCGATTGCTTTTAGATGTGCAGCCATTGCTGTTTTGTTTACTGGGATAGCTTTCATAATTATGTTTCTCCTATAACATCAACATTGATAAAATAGATGCTACTGCTGCTGCAGCTAAGCTTAAATGCATTCCTACGTCAATCCATGTCATGATTAATTCCTCCTAATGAATTCCTGCGGATTTAAATTCCGCATCAACTACTTTCACATCCCAGCCTAATGAATGGACAAGGAACGTCCTAAACCCCTCTTTATCGATGACAAAGCTACGGGATTTCTTACCTGGTGACTGCCAGGCATATGCGAACGGAAATCGATCTCTTGCGATGCCCTCTCGGATAGCCGTTAGGCTAACACCGAGCACGGTCGACATTTGAGCGACCGAAATCACTTTTCTAATCATGTGCACTGCCCCTCCTTTTCATATAGCCTTCAAAATCATTCTGATTTCTTGGCCTACTTGTAGACGATCTTTAAAAGTATCTTGATTACGGAAATCATCCATATAAACTTCTAACATCTCTCGGTATATAGCTGCTTTGAAGCTTTCTGGCTTTTCCACATCTTCTCGATACGGCTTTAAAATCGTAACCGGCTTACCGAATTCATAGTCGATAAATCCTCTTGCCTTTAGTCGGGCTTTCATAGTTCTAATCTTACCGTTCGGCCATCCGAGTAAATTTTCCATTTCCTCGTTGGTCTGTAACCCGCTATCACGGTAAGCGTTATACAAAATCTCCATATCTGTCATTTGCTGCCCTCGTTTCTTTTAATTTCGTTACCTATTAGGTATTTCCATATGCAGATTCTGATGCGATTAAATCAGCCAACGGAATCTGATAAACTTTTGAGAACGCCTTTAAAGTTGCCACGCTAAGGCTTTTCTGTCTTTTGCCAGTCTCTAAATTTGATAAATAATTTTGAGACATAAAAAGCTTACTTGCCGCCTCAACCTGGGTGAGCCCTTTTTTATTTCTGGCATCAATCAAGTACTGTCTCATCCAATCACCTCCCTTTACATCTAAAATATCTCAATTTGTGATATTAGTATATCTCAATTTGAGATTATCGTCAACAATATATTTGAAAAATATCGCTATATGTGATATTGTGTAAGCAGGGAGACTTTTAAGGAGGAAGACTTATGAAATTAAGACAATTACGCCACATGTTAGGGCTTAGTCAACTACAGTTCGCCGAAGACTTAGGTGTTGCTCAAAATACATTAAGTAATTATGAATCTGAAAAGAGACAAATTCCTTTGGATTTGCTAAAGCGCATCGCGGAACGTTATGATGTTACTGTTGATTACCTAACAGATTCGGACTTGATAGCCGATGACCGCATCCCGGGGGCGCTAATCAATGAAAGAGTGAACTCAGGTTTATCCCTTTCGGACCTGTCAAAAATAACAAAAATCCCCAAGAAAGACCTTGAGGATTATGAGGCAGAGATAGAGCCCATTAATTTGTTTTTACTCAAAAAATTATGCGATGTATATGGTAAAAGTTTGTCCCAGTTTTATAAGGATAACGACATGTATGATGAATATATCCCGAGCGTGTTTAACGGCGATTCAGACAAATTTGAACAGTTCGAATCAGCCAGCCGTTTTGACGCAGAATCTGATGCGTTTATAGATATGGTTCACCTCAACAATTACAAATACGTACCTGCATCTGTATCAGCGGGCGCGTTAACCACGATAGACGCCATTAACTTCATGCCTACTATATCTGTCCCTGATTTCATGATGGGTCGTTACGCAGGCAATAAGAATATTATACTTATGCCGGTTAACGGTGAAAGCATGAACAACGTTATCCAAAACGGCGCTATTATCGCCGTATTAAGAAATATAGAACTGCCAGATATCCATGACGGAGATATTGTAGTTATTAAGAATGGAGGGGATTATACAGTTAAAAGATTCTACAATGATAAACAACATAAAGAATTTGTATTTAAACCTGATAGCTCGGATATGGCATTTCGGGACATCATATTTAGTTACGAGAATACAGATGACTTATACCTGATTGGTAAGGTTGTTATGTACAATGTGACTTTGTAAGAGATTAATATGGGAGATTAATAAGGGAGATAAACAATGAAATTCTATAAAATTTTATCTATCGCGGCATTATTTGCAACAGTTGCTAGTTCTTCATTTGCACAATTTATTGATGTAACCCCAGAAACGTATGATAAAATCTGGAGCACCGGGCAAAATTATAAAACTGATCGTAAACTTGAAAGCCCAATTAATTATGGAGTTGAACTTCGGAGTGGAGCTGGTGGCGCCGCGGTATTAATTACCCCAGCTACAATCACTAAATATGTATCATATTCCAAAGACGATCGTCTGATTTTTCCAGACGAATCTTTTAAGAAAGCCATACTAAACAGTAATGATTATGTATACATAGCTACATATGCACTTCATCTAAAGAATCCATTAGCCGGTACAGTAATGCCTCAACTACCATCACAACGATTACTTATAGAAAAGGACAATCAGTATATAATCCCAGTAGCGATGAATACCAAAATCTATGATATGATGCCGCATAGCTATGCCCTTGTCTACTATGCAATACCTAAACAAATAATTATGAACCCACCGTATACTATTAAATTTATTAATGGAAATGGCGATAAAATTGAAATACCTATTACCACTGATAAATTAGCAGAACTTATGGATAAAGAAAATAAATTAGTCTATAAGACAAGTGATTAATAAACGTAAAGCCCCTATCCGATACTACTCAGATAGGGGTATTTTAGGAGGTATGTAATTATGGCCATGAAACGCGCCAATGGTACTGGCACCGTGTATAAGATGAAACATAAGGCTCTACGTAAGCCATATCGAGCCGTGGTGACTCTTGGATACAATTCTGAGGGTAAACCCTTACGGAAATCCATAGGTACCTTTGCAACGCAAAAAGAAGCGTATAATGCCCTTGCCTTATTCTCTACTAATCCACAAATTCAAGAGGAACGCAAAATCACTTTTGGGCAGTGCTTTGATTGGCGTATGGAAGAAGCTGAACGCCAGGGGCTATCTAA